GCACAAGTTGGACACGTTATCATTACCGTGGCTAAAACTTTACAACAAAAAGAAATGAACTTGGCAACAATTGCTATTACCAAATCACGTATTGGTAAAGATGGGGTGGTGTTTGAGAACTGTAAGTTCAACAACGAACTACTTGAAATCGATACAGAGTCATCTGTAACGTTCTTAGGTTTCGAGGAACAACAAGAAGAAAGAAAAAGAGATAGAGTTAAAGAACTGTTGGAAAAAAGAAAACAAAGAGAACAAGAACAAAAATCGTAAAAAAAACAAAAAAAATAATTATGGAAAAAATATTAATGGAAAACCCTAATAGGTTTGTTATCTTCCCAATCCAGCACAACGACATTTGGGAATACTACAAAATGCACCAAGCGGCTTTGTGGACAGCTGAAGAAGTAGATTTAACTAATGACATCAGAGATTGGAATAATCTTTCTGAGAATGAGCAATATTTTGTTAAGAACATTCTATCGTTCTTTGCAGCTTCTGATGGTATAGTTAATGAAAACTTGGCTGAAAACTTTTATCGTGAGGTACAATACCCTGAAGCAAAATTCTTCTACGGGTTTCAACTCATGATGGAGAATATTCATAGTTTGATGTATTCACTTCTTATTGACACATACATTTCAAATGAAGAAGAAAAGAATTTATGTTTTACAGCTTTAGACAATTTACCTGCCGTTCAAAAGAAAGCTAAATGGGCTTTGGATTGGATTGACAAATCATCTTTCCAAGAAAGATTGGTTGCTTTTGCGGCTGTTGAAGGTATTTTCTTTTCAGGTTCATTCTGTTCAATTTTTTGGTTAAAATCAAGAGGTATTATGCAAGGTTTGTGTAACGCTAATTCTTTAATCTTTAAAGATGAGAACTTACATTGTGACTTTGCAATTCACTTATTGAACAATCACATCGAAAACAAACCAAGTGAGAAAAAAATCAGAGAGATTTTATTATCGGCATTAGAGATTGAAAAAGAATTCATCACTGAATCATTACCAGTATCTTTAATCGGTATGAATTCAAACTTGATGAAACAATATCTTGAGTTTGTTGTTGACGGATTATTAGTTAAATTGGGATGTAAAAAAGAGTTCAATGTTGAACAACCATTCAAATTCATGGAACAAATTGCGGTTGAGACAAAAGGAAATTTCTTTGAGTCAAGAACTGTTGAGTATCAAAAAGCAAAATTAAATGAAACCATTTCTTTCGAGGAAGATTTCTAATTATAAAAAAATATGATGTCATTAAAAATTAAAAAAAGAAACGGTGAGGACGTATCATTTAATCCTCAAAAAATCTATAATCGAGTTAAACGAGCGGCTAAAGGATTGAACGTTAACTCTGATGAAATATTCATCAAGGTTATCACATCGGTACCAACTGAAGGACTTATTACAACTAAAGAGTTGGATAAGTTGGTTTATGAAATTGCCGCAGCTTATACTGGTAGTCACCATGACTATTCAAGATTGGCTTCATCAGTTGCAATTTCTGCGTACCACAAAGAAACTAATGAAAGTTTTTGTGAGACGATTAAAGAATTACATGAGAGTGGTGTTATCAACGACAAGTTAATCCAAACTATGGATGAGTATGGTCACGACAAGATAGATGAAGTTATTAATCACGAGAATGATTATAATTTTGATTACTTTGCTTGGCGTTCATTACAAGAAATGTACTTGTTAAAGACACCACAAGGTAAAGTAGTTGAAAGACCACAACACATGTATATGAGAGTTGCTCTATGGGTAACAAACTCATTCGAGGAAGCGGTCGAATATTACCATTCATTATCCAATCAACTTATCTCACCAGCAACACCAATCATTATTAATTCAGGAACAAAAGTTCCTCAATTAGCATCTTGTGTATTACATTATAACAATTCAGATTCACGTAATGGTTTATTAGAAACCTTGAATGATATTTCAACTTATTCTTCTGACGCAGCGGGTATTGGTTTATCAATGTCTAACATCAGAAGTAAAGAAAGTCGTATCAATTCATCAGGTGGATTTGCAGGTGGACTGTTAAAGTATTTGAAAATTGTTAACGAGTCATTAAGATTCTTTAACCAACAAGGAAGACGACCTGGTAGTGCAGCTATCTACATCGAACCATGGCACAAAGATATTATGGACTTGTTGGATATCAAGAAGAACACAGGGGCGGAAGAATTAAGAGCAAGAGATTTGTTTACGGCTCTTTGGCTTCCTGACAACTTCATGAGAGCGGTAAAGGAAAGTACTGATTGGTATTTGTTCTGTCCTAACGATATTCTTAAGGCAGGTATTAAACCACTTCAAGAATGTTATGGTGATGAGTATGAGGCAAACTACAACAAAGCGGTTGAGTTAGGTCTTGGTAAAAAAGTTAAGGCTCAAGACATTTGGACTAAAATTTACGAATCACAAGTTGAAACAGGTGTTCCTTACTTATGTTCTAAAGACAATGCTAACAAGAAAACAAACCACCAAAACATCGGGGTGATTAAACAATCAAACCTTTGTAATGAGATTTACCAATACACCGATGAAGAAACTACGGCAATCTGTACATTATCTTCGATGGTATTGAAAAACTTTATTGAGAAAGGTGAGTTTGATTTTAACCTACTTTATAGTGAAGTAAGAAAAGTTGTTAGAGCTCTTAACAAAGTTATTGATATTAACAGTTACTCAACTGAAAAAGGTAGAAAGGGTGGATTAGACCAAAGAGCAATTGCAATTGGTACTCAAGGTTTGGCTGACGTATTTTATTTGATGGATTACATTTTCACATCTGAAGAAGCTAAGAAATTAAATAAAACTATTTTTGAAACTATCTACTTTGCGGCAATAACTGAAAGTATGGAATTATGTAAAATAATGATACACAAACCATATGCTCACTTTAAAGGTTCACCAATGTCAAAAGGGGTATTCCAATTTGATATGTGGGGGTTAGATTATGAAGGATTAAGTGGTCTTTGGAATTGGGATTCTTTAAAAGAAGAGGTTAAAACTTACGGTGTTTGTAATTCATTATTCACAGCTCAGATGCCTGTGGCGTCTTCAGCTAAGATTACAGGTTCGTATGAAATGACAGAACCAGCTCACTCGGCAATATTTAACAGACGAGTTGTTGGTGGTGAAATTATGATTGTAAACAAATACTTGATTAATGACTTTGAAAAGATTGGTATTTGGAGTGAAGAATTGAAAAACGAAATTATTATAAATGAAGGTTCGGTTCAAAACATTAATTTTAATAATCACCTTGATACTGAGGATAAAAACTATACTAAGAAAGTTAAACGTATTGAACACTTAATTAGTAAGTACAAAACAATTTGGGAGATTTCACAGAAAGAATTGATTAACATGGCGGCGGATAGAGCACCATTTATTGACCAATCACAATCAATGAATATCTATATGGGTAATCCAACATTGTCTAAGATTACCTCATCACATTTCCATTCATGGGAAAAAGGATTGAAAACTTTATGTTATTATGTTAGAACTAAAGCGATTTCAACGGGAGCTAAACACTTAGCGGTTGATGTTTCGAAAATATCACAACCCAAAGTTAAAGTTGAAATACCAAAAGTTGAAATACATGAATTAACGCAAAAACCTGAAGATAGTCCTTTTGAATGTTTTGGATGTAGTTCCTAATTTGAAAATCCCGACACAATCGGGATTTTTCATTTTTAATCTATTTAAAGAAAAATAGATAGTATTATATTTATAGTTATGGCAAATGGAGTTACTTATGGTATTAATTTTCCTTTTAGAGATTCTTTAAGAGGGGATTACTTACAATTAACAGAATTAGAGTCACAGGAAATTAAAGCTGACCTTATGTTATTGTTGTTAACAAGAAAGGGTTCAAGATATTATTTACCTCAATTTGGTACAAGATTATATGAATTTCTTTTTGAACCTTTTGATGGTATTACCTTTGACGCTATTGAATCCGACATCAGAGATGCGATTGAAACGTTTATGCCAAACTTATTAGTTAACAGTTTAAGTATTACACCCGCTGACCCACAGGAGGAAGTGGATATTGCCACAGGTCAAAATGTTATAGGAACAAGTGAATCTTCAATTTACCGATTCCCAGGCAAAGGTACTTCAGAGTATACCGCAAAAATAAGATTAGATTACTCGACAAATGGTTCGACATATGCTCAGAGTGATTTTGTAATTATCAATATTTAATATAAATGGCAAATAATAGAATATCATACGCATCTAGGGATTATCAGTCAATCAGGACCGAGCTCTTGAATTATACCAAAACTTACTATCCTGACTTAATCCAAGACTTTAACGATGCTTCGGTTTTCTCCGTGTTCATTGATTTAAATGCTGCGATTGCAGATAACTTACATTATAATATTGACCGAAGCATTCAGGAAACTGTTTTACAATATGCTCAACAAAGGTCATCAATTTATAACATTGCCAGAACCTACGGTTTAAAATTACCTGGACAAAGACCATCAGTCGCTTTAGTTGATTTCTCAATTACTGTTCCCGCTTTTGGTGATAAGGAAGATGAAAGATATCTTGGAACATTGACAAGAGGTTCACAAGTTGTTGGGGCAGGAGTTGTATTTGAAAATGTTTACGACATTGATTTTGCATCACCATATAATTCTCAAGGTTTTCCTAATAGATTAAAAATACCAAACTTTAACTCAAACAATGTTTTAGTTAATTATACAATTACAAAAAGAGAAATTGTCGTAAATGGTATTACAAAAGTATTCAAACGAGTTATTGGCGCGAATGATGTTAAGCCATTCTTTGAATTATTTTTACCTGAAAAAAATGTGTTAGGTATTACAAGTGTATTGTTAAAGAATGGTACACAATATACAAACACACCAACAACCGCAGAGATCTTAGGTGTTGATAATAGATGGTACGAAGTGGAAGCATTAGCCGAA